TCCCTGCAACCCTGCCGCCGATGGCGACGATGCCGTTAAGCGTCAAAGTGCCACGGGATGAAAATGCGATTGCGCGAGGTGAGAGAGTAAACGCCGAGCCTGTCGCACGGCATCCTGCGAGCGTCGAGCTTGCGGCGGCGGAGACCGTCAAGCAGTTCGCAGAGCCTGCTTGGATGTATGCTCCAGTAATATTGTAGCTTGCCGCCAGCGTGAAGCTCCCGCCTGTCGCAATCGTCAGCGGCGTGTTGACGTAGTTCAACAACGCTCCCATTCTGCGCGCCGTGCCGGTGGTTGCTGTGCCAGCGTTGACGGCTTGGAAAATCTGACCGATTGCCGATGTGATCGCGACTGCCGTTCCAGCATTCGTGCCGGGCGCGATGCAGTTTGCCGTCAATGCAAAGTTGGTTGTGCCAAGACTAACGACCATGTAAATTTGGCCTGGGATAAACGAACCGCTCGTATCCACGGTTGAGCCTGTGAGGTCAATGGCTTGGTCGAGTGCGACCGTGAAGCTATTGGCGTAAACCGTATCGTTGAGCGTTGGCACTACGCCACCTGTCCATGTCCCTGTCGCGCTCCAGTTCCCGCTTGCGGCTGCTTTGATGACGGCCATATTTTAAAGCCCTTCCGCGAAAATGAATTTTTGGATTGCGGCGGATACTTCATCGACCGCGACGATTGCTGGTTGCGAAGCGGAGGCGAGCGAACCGAAAAGAACCGTCCGATTATTTTCTTGCGACTGCTCCACTTGGTCGCCTTCAAAGCGTGTAGGCGTGAGCGTCAATACAACGCTCGCGTCCTGCTGGTCTGGCGAGTTGTAGCGGCTCGCTGTTGCGAGTGTCATGGTGTAAAGATCGTAGGTCTTTCCGTCGATAACGATTGGATTTGTTGGTTTCATATTTAAGCTAGTAAAATCAATGCACTGGTTTCGGTTGGCTTGGGAAATTTCAATTCAAACGTGCTGTTGTAAACGTGCTTCTCCGTCCCGATGCTCAAGACGATAAGCGCAGCGTTGCCTTTGCTGGCGTTGTAGATCATCGCGCCTGCTGCCGCGAATGTTGCAGATTTTAGGACGACATCATCAAATGTTATAAAGGCATTTTTGCCGATGATGCCTGTGCGATGTCCCTTTAGTGCTACGCCTCCGGCGGTATAGCCAATGCCTTTGATCTCGCCTTCGGTTGTGTACGCTTTTGTTGTCGGCCCGATCTTTGCCGATGCGCTGTAAAGCGCGATCCGGTAATCGTCGCCGGGTTGATGGACGCCGGTGATGAGTGCTTTTTTTGCTTCGAGTGCGATTCCGTGTGTGATCATTTATTTTTTCTCCCATTGCGCCATGCAGACGGCGGTGCGCTGACTCTCGTCTGGATATTCGCTCGTCATCGTTCCGCTTACCATGCAGCGGCCTATAAAGTCGTCTTGCTCTTCGTCTTTTTCTGGAGTTGGCATAACGAGTTCGTGCTTTGTTTCAAAGCCGGTAATGCGTCCGAATGTATCGCGGACGGCGAGCGAGACTTTCATCTGTTCGGGTTGCGAGGCCTGCATCCCTTTTACTTTATCAGCGGCCCAAGTCTGTCCTGCGTCTCCGCCCCACAATGCCCATGCGATGCGGCCGGCGGATGGGAAGCCGTCCTCGCCTGGTTGAAAGCCCTGTCCCTTTTTATCAACTTCGTGACGCGAGAAAAACGAGTGCATCCGCTTGACCGTGTCGTCCGAAAGATTCTTGCCGTTCGAGATATCGCGAGCGCGTGCGACTCCGACTTCGGTTCCGCCTCGGTTGTATTTCCTGCGCCATTCCAAGCCACGAGCGGCCTCCTCGACCATTCCCTTGCTTGGCTTGTTCTCGTCTGCGAGTGAGGAAAGTTCCTCCGGCTTTTGTTGCGGTTGCGGTTTTGGTTCTTGTGATCGCGTTAATTCATCCGCGCTCTCCTCGTCCATTCCAAATACAACGCGCAAGATAACTGCAACCTGTTCGGAAGTTAATCCGCCCGAAGCGAGTTGGGCTAGAATAGTTGAAACTGCAAATGTTCCATTTGCGCCGATGCTTTCGATGAGCGGAGGAATTTTTTCAATCGAGTCGGACGTGCTTGTCGGAACGGAGTCCGAAATGCGCGAAGGCTTCACGTCGAACTCTTGACCAAGTTCCTTGATCATGTTCGCCTCTTTGGCTCTTGCGCGAAGTGCCTCTTCGTAATCCTCGCCCATGTCGGAGTAAATTTGTCCGGCTGTTTTTAAGCCAGCTTTCCAAAGTGCAATATCGGCATTGGCTTCGCGTCCGTAATCAATCGAAACCTTTGCAGGCCAGCACCAGCGGCCATCGAGCAAATATTCGGAATCTGGAATGAGTCCGCGAGATGCGGCGTCGAGAAGGATAACATTTTTGATGCGGTTTAAAAACTGACCTTCCAAGAGTCCACGCCACCGAAGAAATGTTCGCTCGGCCATCGCGGCCTCCATCCTTGCCATTGGCCCCGACTTGTCGGCGTCGAATGCGAAGCCGTAAGGCAAGCCGACTGCCATGCAAATGTGAGCTTGCACCAAGCGAATGAACTCTCCGAATGCGCCTGTCGGTCTGTCCGACTTGAACATTTCCATTTTCTCGCCTGCGCTCAAATAGTTGACCGTGCCCGGATCGAGTGACTGAAGGCGTGCGACCTGTCCTTGATCGTTTGAGTTGCCGCGAGCGAAGTAGTCGCCTGCGTCGGCTGCGCCTGATTCGGTGGTGATGACTCCGGACTGATACGAAGCGTATTTGATCGCTTGCACTTCGGCTTTTATCGCTTCCTGTAGGTCTCTAGTTGCGTTTAACGCAGTTGCGAAAGCAGATCGCCCACGATATTCGTCCAACCTTGCTGCGTCGAATAAGTGGATAAACTCTTTTGCAACAATATTAGTAGGAGAAACATACTGGTTATTAATAGTACGCGTGAAAATTGTGTATGAAACGGGTCTTCCATAATCGTCAACATTTATTCCGCCGATGTATTTATCGGTATCTGTTTGATCGTAAGGCGATCCGATGCGGTCGGCTTCGACGCTTTGCAGTTTCAAATCTTCGCGGTCGCGAACGATGATGAATCCACAATCTCCGTCCCTCAACATTGCGGTCACCGCGAGTTGTAAAAGCGTTGTGAAGTTGTGACGCCCCAAGAAATCGCAGTCGTTGCACCATTTCTGCCAATACCTTTCAATAGCTGTATCCGCTTCGCGGTCGCCGGTGCGTGCCTGATAAGCGATGCGTCCCGAAACATACGTTGCAAATTTGAGAAGGAGAGAACGAACAGGCGGAAAATTGTCTGCGAGATCGCGAGCGGCGCTGATGAGCGAATACCTTTCGCGAGTTCCGCTAGTGTCCTCGCCACCGCTGACGCCACGGCTGATGCCACGCTTCTCGCTTGTCAATGCTGAGTCGAATCGTCCGAAGTTGCGAAGCTTTGCTTGGTTGACCATGCGGTCAAGAGCGGCCTTGGGAGACACGAACGAAATGGCTTTTGTGATGAGGTCTTGCGTCATGGTCTCTGTGTTGGGAAGGTCGGCGTGTATCGAGATACACGAGAACCGGAGGCGTTGTCAAGTGCAGCTTGCAGTTCCTTGATGGTCTGCGCGACCTCGGCAAGATTGGCGCGAGTAAACGAGCGGCCTGCGATGCTGTAGCTTGCGCCTGCAATGGCGATAGCCTTTAGGCAAGCCGTGAAATCGGTCTGCAATTCTTGCAAGGTTGCAAGCGGCAGACCAAAGAATGTTTTGTTCATCGCCATTTAAAAGTAGGCGATGTCAAAAAAATAACCCTACGCCTAGGCGTCCCTAGGCTTCATCTGTTGATTCAGAATGTCTGTTGCGCATAGCAAGCCAGCCAGATGGCGTGACGGTAAGTGTCTTGTGCGATATGTCAAAAGCCAATGTCTTATGGCTGCATAAGACTTTGATCGGAAGTCATAAGACTTTAGACCACGCCAAATACATATTGAGCGCATTGATAAGAACCGCAAAAACTCCAATGCGCACGCCCCAAGAACAATGGCGCCGAAGCTCCCTAAGTTCTTTTTCGTATTCTTGTTTGTTCATATAAGAAAAGGCGCGGGGATTGAACCCGCGCCGGTTGTGTTAGGATAGGACGTGGCGCATCGCTTGGTTCAAGCTATCGCAAAAAATAGTTGCGCAATAATCAATCTGGCTATCACTCACGTCATTGATGTTCCTAAAACCAACGCATGCAATTTCCTCGCTGCGTCCGTTCCTCAAAAACTCAACAACTTTTTTACCGTTTGGTTTTACTGCACTGAATCTGTTTCCATTTTCAGAGATAGTGAATCCGGCCTTGTTTAGTTTGTTGAGTGCGTTTTGGATTTTCATTTTGTTTTTTCTTTTTAGGTTTCTTCGTTGGGCTTCTTGCCCTTCGATGTTTTAAATATCTACGCTTTTTTTATTTTTGAAAAGAAAAAAATGAAATTATTTTTTGCCTCGATCATTTTCGTAACGCCACGAAATTGATCACTCACCTATCGGCAGAACGCCAGCGAGCATCGCCGATGCAAGCGCGATACATTCGCAGTCCCAAAGGTGATTCGGACGTCCGCCGATGCGAACCCATCTCTGTTCGACCTGTTTGGTCTTGGAGTTCGTGACGTCTTTTTTCATCTCCGAGAGCATTTGCTTGCGGTAGTCGTCCGAAACATCCCTTGCAACTTCCCATTTCGGAACTGCGTCAGCCTGGCGGAGTGAAGCGAGTTTGTCCTTGATGCCTTCGTTCGAGAAAAAGAAATACGCGCACTTGAGTCCGTCGCTTCCGGCCTGCGCTCCTTCGATCTTTGAAACGAAACGGCGCGTGCGCCTCCCGCCGTCGATGTGATAAAAGCCGTCCTGCCCCGATCCGTGCGAGGCCGTCCAGCCGCGTCGAGCGCATTGCTCGTAGACCAACGGCGTATCGTAGCCGGCATCAACGACAACGCACCGCGGCATAACGTCAAACTGCTGCTGAATGGCGTCGAGCGTTTCCCACGTCAGCGGCCTTGATTCGTGCAAGAGCATCGATGACCCATCAACTCGGAAGGCGCGGACAACAGCCCAGAAGTGGTCGCGTTGTTTATCCACAGTCATAAAGCGTCTGTGCTCTCCGTCGATCTTTTGCCCTTCCAAGTACTCTGCCTTCGCGTAGTCGCCGGTTGTGATCTCTGGCAGATCGCTC